TGCCCAGGTTGGCAGAGATAGCCGCCAGGTTTGACACCGTGAGCTTGTCAGCCGTGACCGAGTTGGCGATCAGGTTGGAGCCATCCCGTGTGAACTTCCACGCCGACGTGGTGCTATCCCAGGCGTAGAGCCCGGTCTGCGTGGCCACGCCGTTGTCAAGGTAGACAACTTCCTGCCCACCAACAGCAGCCGGGTTTGCCGGCAGTGACGTCACGGTTGTAACGCCACCCACACCGGTGACAGTCACGGACAGCTCACCCGACGTGGTCAGGCTGTCGACCCCGAACACGTCGTATTGGGCAATGCGCACGTAATACGTTGCCGCGCTCAGCCCGATGGCCGTGTACCCCGTGTCCGGGCCGTCATAGACCGGCGTCGTGGCCGTGTAGTCGAAGCCGCTCGTTGTGCTGATCCAGACCTTGGTGCCGGCGTAGTCAGTTGCGCCAGGCTTGTTCGCCGTGATTGCGAGCGATGCCCCAGCACCCGATGTGGCGATGCCCGTTGGCGCACCCAGTTGCGGGTTGCTGGCAGTCACCACTGCGGCCGAACCGCTGACCCCGTTGCTCGAGATCGCGTAGACACGGAACTCAAGCGCCCGATACGGGCCACCGTCTGCCTTGCTGTCATCCAGCGAGTAGGTGTAGCGCGTGCTGGCCAGGCCCGTCACGGTGCGTCGCTTGGTGCCACCTGACCACACCTCGACGGTGTAGCTACTGGCGCCAGCGTACACACTCCACTTGATCGAGCATGCCGTGCCGGTGAAGGCTGACTCCAGCGCCAGGCCTCCAACTGTGCCCAGCGGAGCGCCCACGATGGTGTAGGAGGTGGGGGTCAGTGCCGACAGGTCCTGAACGCCACTGTCGTAGATGTTGAACGCCTGCAGCTTGATGTAGAGCGTCTTGCCAATCAGGGCCGTGTCGTAGGTGTACTTGAAGATCTGGTCATCGCAGCGCACCACCTTGGATGCCGTCGCGTGCGACGAAATGGACGACCCGTAGGCACCGCGCCGCAGGCTGGCCAGGTTGTAGGAGTCGACACCTGTCAATGTCGCATCGCGGTAGCTGACGAACTCGCCGCCAACCCACATCAGGGTGTTGTAGAGGTCCCGATCATCGTCGGTTCCACCGGACAGCGTTCCTCCGGAAATGGATAGGTCAACTGAGAGCGTGCTGGTCGTGTCCGGGTCCGAGACGCTCGCGAGCGCAGCCGTGGTGATGCCGTGGCGGGAATTGCCAGCCAGGGTGCCAACCTGGGTGTACGTGACGTTGTCGATCGACACCCACACGTTGCAGCCGCCGTAATTGCCGCCGCCTGATGTGGCGAGCCACAATTGGGCAGCACCGGCAAGCCCGACAGGCGGCTCAAAAATCACGGGCGTGTTGGCATTTCCTGGTGCGACATTCATGTCCAGGCTGTAGCCGCTGGCCGCCTGCGGGGTGACCGATGGGGCCTTGCCTGCGCCCTGTGGAAAGTCTTCCGCAGTGATCGTGAGCGACTCCTGGTCGTCTTCTTCGATCTTGGTGATGCGCACGGGAACGGACGTCAGATGCATGAGCGAATGACTCAGCGTGACAATGTCCATGGGCTCCAGCAGGCAATAGCGCCACCCGACACGGAACTGGTACTCGTTGACGATGTACAGACCGCGCTGCAGCTTCAGATACCCAACTGTCGACGCCACCGCGGCCTTGGTGATCGCGTTGTATGTCAGCGTGTCGCCAATGCGTTGGCCATATTGCGCGATGTGGGCCTCGTCGGAGGCGGTGACAACACCCGTGGCGTACTCGTTGCTGCGGTCCTTGAATTCCACCCGGATCTTGTTTTTCATGTCCGACTGGGCCTTGCGTGTGACCCGGATGGGTAGGTCCCCATCGAGCGGCAAGAAGTCGTCGTCGGTTAGCGCGTAGACAGGCGTGGTGTTCGGTGTGAATGTGTACCCGTTGCCGGTGATGGATGTATCGCCATAGGGCACCAGCTTGAGAACGCCCTCAGATGGGATGGCAGCGGTGTGCGCCATGTCCAGGATGTCTTGAACATGGTCTGCCGCCTTCTTTTGCTCCGTCAGCAGCGGGGACAGGAAGATCCCATTGGCTCCGCAAAAGTTCGTGAACGAGGTCAGGTCGCCAATTCTTGCGCTCGGGTAGCCGGCCTCCGAGAGGATCTCTGAGACGATTGTCCAGGGTGCTGCGTCGTAGGTGTCGACCACCCCGGCAGTGGATGTGACGAGCTCAAACGCCAGGTTCGGGATCGTGTTTGACGAGCCCAGAGACATGTTGGCTGCACCGACATAGCAAAGGCCTGGGTAGTTCAGGGCCTGGGATGAGTACTTGCTGGTGAGGTAGGCCCATGGCGACTGACCGCTGGCTCCCGTCATCAGATCGATACCCATGCCCGACAAGGTTTTCTTCTCCTTGCCAGACCAGACGCGAGGGACGGACGCGACCGGGTTGCAGATCAACCCGAGAGCGAAAGAGGCGCTATATGTGTAACCGGTGACGGTGCCACCGCCCTTGCCTGCGCTCGACTTTTGCTTGTGGGCCTTGAAATCGCCCGCCCAGATCATGTTTCCCGTGGTGCGCACCGTACCCCAGGCGCGCGAGATGCACACGCCATAGCTGCTGGTTTGCACACTGATGGTCGTCAGCTTCTGGACTTTCGTGCCAGTTGATCCGCCGAGCAGTGAGGACATTGGGTATCACCAAAAGGAGTAAAAAGCAGTCTTGCGACCATCCAAGATGCCGGCGTTGCTGGGCGTCTCACACACCCCGCCATATGGCATGTATGCATGAATCACCCGCCCTGGCCAATCGACCACGATGCCGCCATGGCTGAAGCACCGACCGAACCACCAGAGAACGACATCGCCCGGCTTTGCCACATCGACCCGGTTGCCGTACCGCTCGCAGATTCCCTGGAACACTTGCTCCGAGCTGTGCAGCATCCGATCAGCCGAATACTCCGGAGGCTCGAAAGCGTCAAAAATTCCGGCCTCTGAGTAGGCGGCGATCAAAAGCTGCGCGCAGTCCACGCCGGCGCCTTTGACCCTGGATCTGTGCCGCCACGGCGTGCCGATCCATTCGCGAGCAGCGCACAGGACGCGCTCGCGTTGCTGGGACTCGGTCATGGTCAGACCGCCGTTTCTGGCTGTGGCACATAAGGCTGGCCACGGAACTTCGGCAAGTTCCCGAACTTGCTGGTGCACGTCGCCTGGGTCTTGTCGCAGCCCTTGTACACAGTGAAAGCATCACCGACACTCGGCGCATCCAACAGCGGGAATGACAGGCTCAGAAGCCCTGACGTATGAGCCTTTACGGCACGCTGCACCCCCGTGTTGACGCCCGAGGTGAAGACCAGGATGCCCAGGTCATAGACGCCAGATCCCGAAACGCCGCACGCCAAGCTGGTTTGCGTGCTGCCGGATTGAACCGTCAGGTTCAGGCCGTTGGCGGACTTGCTCACGCCGCAGTTCGTGTCATAGAGGGTATTCAGGCATGAGGTCGAATAGACGTCGATGGGGTACTGGGTGTCGAGCAGCTCAATGAATGTTTTGACCGCCAACTTGACTGAGTTGCTGTTGACCTCGATGTCACCGATGCGCCCCTCTGCAACGTGCACAAGCCCCTTGATTGGGTTGGCGGGGTTGTCGGTGAAGCCCTTCTGAATAAGGATCTGAGCCCCATCAAGCGCCCCAACCCTGGCCGCCTGCAAGACTGGCACCCCCGCAACCGTCACCGTGTCGTCAGCGTAGATCGTCACATCCAAGCTATCCACCTGGATGCCAATCCCGCATGACACTTTGCCTCGCTCAATCAGTGGGCCACGGCTCCAAGTGGTTGAGCCGTAGGTCACAGATGCAGCGTCGCCCATCGTCCACCTGACCACGGAGCCCGTGGAAAGTGTGAGCGTGTAGAGCTCAACCATGAACACCTGCGCCCCGCTTTGCAGCAAGGTTTGGCAGTCAGTTGTGGTGGTCTTCATTTTTTCACCGTGATGAGTTCGACCTTCTTGGCCTGCCACAGGTCTTGCATGAACTCCTCGAACTCGATCTCGTCCTTGTAGAAGCGCACACGCCTGTAGAACTGGCCGGACCACGTGAGCGCAGCACCGCTGGTGGGCGCCGTCGTAAACGTGATCACGCCTTTGGTGATCGAGTACCCTGCTGACGACTGCAGCGTTCCGCCGGCGTAGATCGCTGGCGCTGAGACAAAGTCCTGCACCGGCTCCCGAAAGGAGCCGAAGTCGCGGCCTATCTGAAAGACCTTGGTTGATCCATCTCCGGTGCCAAATGCCTGGCCGGTGGCTGTGTTGTCGTCTGGGTCGAGATACAGAAAGTCGTCAAATGACCCGGAGCGCAGATTGAAGAAGCTCATGATCGACTGCAGCTCACCGTACGTTGACGCACGAAGCACGTCATACGTCAGGGTGATGCGGTAGCGTGGGTAGGTCATGAGCCTGGCGCGCAGCTCCATGCCGGAAACAGATTCCTGCACGATCGTCTTCCAAACCGGCGTCTTGACGATGCTCCACCCCCGGCCCACCAGGGTTGGGAAAACGGCGTCACTCATGATCAGATCTTTCGGAAGTCGCGATTGATGCCGCGCAAGGCCTTGTCAAGCGCCCCGCCCTGGCGCAGCGACTGGGAAATGCTCCGGGTATCCATGGCTGTGATGCTCAGATTGGTGTGGCTCTTGCCAGCCCCTCCCAGCCCACCCGACGAGATGGCTTCCTGCAGCGGCTTGGAGATGTGCGCCGGCAGAACCATTTCCTCCTCATGCAACTGGGTCATGGGGTTCACGCCCTTCGGGATCGCAAAACCACCAGCGGCGGAGGCAACCTTGCCGCCCATCGCCATCACGGCAGCAAATGTGGTCGCCATGGCCGCTGCGGCGAGTGCAGGACCGACATAGGGTATGGACGCCTGGGAAGCTGCTGCGCCTGATCCGGCCTCAGCGGCATTTGCGGAGATTGCAGCCATCGCCTCGGTTCCCTTCATCGACACCTTGGTAGCCATGGCGGTGGCATCGAGCGCCTTGTCCTGGGCAAGGAATCCCAGCTTTTGGGCCAACATCTTCCCCCAGGCTGCAAGCTGCGCCTGCATCGGGTCAGTCACAACCGACTTGATGAACGAGTCCCTGACACCCTGGAAAACCGACCTGATGCCAGCAGACCATGTTTTTGCCCCCGAGAGGATCTGGCCAAACGTGCTTGACACGGACTCACTCATCCCATCAATAAAGTTGGCCGCTGGCGATGCCTTGGTGGCCGTGACCTTGTCACGCAGTTGGCTGAGCTGCGCCTGATACCGCGCCTCAATCTCCAGCTTCTGATCGCACAGCTTTTGGTAGGCCTCCGGGTCGCGCTCCGGGTTCGCGCTTTCGATTGCCCGCTCCGCATCAGCCAGATCCATCGCGTAGCGGCGATCTAGGAACTGCCGCTCTATCTCGAGCTTTTGCTCGGCTGACACGCCGTATAGCTCGGCCATGTCGAGTTCATGCTGCCGCTCGGCATCCAGCTCGATTTGCTGCCGCTGGAGAGTCGCGCGGTAGATCTGATCGTCAATGCGCTTGCGCTGATCGGCCAGCGACTCCATTTCCTTGCGGATGTCGGCATAGGCCCTCTTGGCCTCCTTGCTCTCAACCCCATACGCGGCAGCGACCTGCTGGGCGACCTGCTGGGCGATGGTGATGCGCCCCTCATAGTTCTTGCCCATCTCCTCCTTTTGGGCCTGCAGGTCAGCAACCTCCGCGGCGAACGCTTCCTTTCGCACCACAGCCATGGCGGCGTAGTACTTGCTCTGCACCCCCGCGCGCTCTTTGCTGGTCAGGTCGGTACGCTGCAAGATGGCCTGCCAATAGTCGGCCTCCTCTTGCTTGGACAGCTCCCGGAACCGGCCTTCATCGGCGGCCTGCTTTTCCATTGCGTCCTTGCGCGCTGCCAGGGCGGCCTCAAACTCAGGCATGCGGCCATCGTCTCCGGATTCCTTGCCCTTTTCCAGATGCAACGGGGTCACCGTTCTTGTCGGGACAACTGGCTCTGGATTGACAAAACCTCGGCCACCTCCGGCATCACGCCCAGATGCAGGTTTGCGCAGTGCGATTTGCTCAATCTTTGCAGCCGCCTCTTCGCTCAGCCTGATCATGTTTTGAAGGTGCTCGGCATGGATGCGTTCGAGCTCAGCTCCGCCTTCATCCCACGCTTGCTTGGCACCGGAGAAGTCCAGTTGCAAGGCCTTGCTTGCGGCGCTGGCGAATCGAGTCAGACCCACAACCAGGCTCTCAATCACGCTGGAAATAACCTCGCCGCTGATTTCAAAACCATTTTTCAGCGCGGCTACGCCGATCTCGACAACCTTGAGCATGTTGCGAAACAGGTCGAGCGCAGTGAGCTTCTCGGTCCCAAAGGTAGTCGACAGCAGGGTTCCGATTTCGCCGAACCCGCTGGAAACAAGTGAAGTCAATTCTTTGACTGTTTCACCGATCATGGACAAGATGCTTGCCAGTGAGTCACCAACTGCATGCATCGCCTGACCTGTCCCCTGGGCCCATGCTTTGAGTTCGCCACTCTCAGCAAGCTGAGACATGACGTCGTTGATGGCCGATAGGGCCGCTTTCAGATCATCCAGGCCGCCTGCGGTTCGCAACTCATCAAGTGCGTTCTTCAGGTTGTCGGTGAAGTTCGACCACTGCCCGGACAGGCTGTCCATCATCGCCCCGGATGCGCCGGCGGACGAGCGGCCCATCTCATCGATCAGCAGTTTGATCGCGTCACGCCCCAGTCGCCCCTTCTCCGACAGGTCACGTAACTCCTGGGTTGTTTTGCCGGTGGCACGCGCCAGCATGTCCCACACAGGAACGCCAGCCTCAAGGAGCTGGTTCATGTCGTCGCCTTGCAGCTTTGCTTTGGTGAAGGCCTGCCCCAGCGCCAGCGAGATCCGCATCAATCCTTCTTGCCCTTGGCCAGCCTTGGATGCTTGGTCGCTGATGGATTTGAGTGTTCCATCCATGGGGTCAAGCCCCATGTTCTTGAGCAACATGAATGCCTTGGTTACCCCGTCAACTTCAAACGGGGTGTCCTTGGCAAATCGCTTGATCCAGGCAAATGCATCATCGCCTTTTTGGGCAGACCCCATCACGGATCGCAGGCGAATCTCCAGATTCTCGAAAGCGGACATGGTGCCCACGATCTGCCGGCCCAATTCGGCGAAGGCCATCGTCTTGAGTGCCGCATTCATCTTGTCCGATAGGCTTTTGAACGCGGACCCCACACTCTCCGCTGCTGCCTTGTTCTTTTCTGCAGCTTCGGCAAATGCTTTCGACTGCCGATCGCTTGCCTGTGTGAGCGCAGCGAAGGCGGCCTGAATCTTGAGGTTCATCTGTTCAATTGCAGCCCCACCATCTGCGGCGGCCGCCTTGACTTCCGAGGCGTCGCCGCCGATCTTGACTTCGATGCTGGTGTCTGAGTTGCTCATGGTGTGGCTTTCGGGATGCCGTCGAGGACATCGCCAAAGTGCATCCGGATCGCGAGCGCCTTTCGTTGCTCAACGGATAGCTGTTCGAGGTTGACGTCCTCGGGCGGCGGAATCGCGGGGAACTGCTCAAGCAGCCCTGCCAGGCTGTCGGATTGGCCTGGTTGCTCGGGACCGGATGGGGTCTTGGTTGGCTTGATCGCACCCAGGAAAACAGCGATCTGGTGCAGGCTCACGTGGGCTGGTGGCCGCCTGTCCCAGTAACGCCGCAGGTGTTGCAGGCGGGGTATGTCGATTGCTCCGGCGTCGTCGAGGGTCCACCCGGTAGAGGTGGACACCTCGGCAATCACCTCCCACCAGTCGACTACACCGCTTCCGGGTTTGGGCCTTCGCTACCCCCGACGCTGGCGCTCTTGAGGCCATTGACCTCGGAGAACTTGCTCACCAGCTCGACGCCATTGGTGGCGTCGATGTTCATGAGCACAAACTCGTCGGTGATTTCAGGGTGAGATCGACGCAAGGACGCGCCGATAGCCCGAGAAAACGCCTTCAAGCCTGCGCTGTTGGTCAGGGTCAGGGATTGAACCTCTACGCCCTCCTCCTGCAGCTCGGCCAGTGTGGCCAGGGGCAAGGGGGCAAGCTTCAACGGCAGGCCGCCCAGTTCGATGTCAATGGTTTTCATGGTTCGATCAGGTCAGCGAGATGTAGCCAACGATGCCGGCCGAGTCGGCCATGGCCTCGAACGAGAAATCGCTGATCGCGAAGTCCTCGTTCTTGAACGGCAGGGAGAGCTGAGAGCTGGTGCACTGGTTGAGCTTCAGCGTCAGAACGTGACCCTGGTATTGCTCTTGCAGAACCACACCGAAGAACGGAGCCAAACCCATCAGCTGGTTGGTCATGGTGAAAACCTGGCCGGTCGTGGTCGTGTACTCGAAGCTGACCAGTACAGCAATCCCGGCGTCACCGGACGAGAAGGTGTAGACGCCAGTCGATTCGTTGACGCTGTACTGACCGGCTGCCGATGGTGTGGCTACGCGGGTCATCGGGGCGCCGGTCGATGCCTTGACGACACCCAGATCCTGGATGAACGTGCCGGAGCTCGGGGGGGCAATCGTCAGCGTGTAAGGGCTGGACGCCGGCACAGAGAGTGGGGAATCGATCATCCCCTGGCGTGAGCCCGTTGCCGCAGTCGTGCCGAACAGCAGGTTACCCAGCACGTTGGCATTGATGTCTGCGACTTTGGCCTTGAAGTCGAGCGAGCCTTTGCCGCGGCCTACGGCCAGCGGGAATTGCTGGGCGCCGTAGAGCTTCTTGGTTTCGAACTTGATGTCGCCCTGCACATCCTGCATGGCACCGAGGCGCACAGGTGTCGGGGTGGCGACGGTCGAGCCAGTGGCATCGATGTTGAGCTTGGCAATCAGCGTGCCTGCACCGAAGACGTACATGGTGGTCTCCAAAAAAGAAAACCCGCCTATCGGGCGGGTTGGGTTGGTTAACTGTGTGTCAGACCGTGAGCATCCGAATCGGAACGACGGCCACGGCTATGGAGCCAAGCGTGCCCTCATCGGTCTGGACTTGACCCTCAATCCAGGCGTGCGAAACGATGCCGCCGAGGGTCTGTGTGTCTTGGCCGACGTCCGGGGCCAAGGCCGCGTCAATCTTGTCGAGTAGCGCGTTAAGAATCGGTCCCGGCGGGCTGCTGTCGCTTTGGACATAGAGGTAGAGGTCCGCGCCAAGATTCCACTTGGTCGGCAGCCGCTTGACCGGCTCAGCGATCTGGCCGGCCACGGCCAGCGCCAGGTACGGCATCTCCGCCGGCTGGACGTCAGACCAGTGCCGCAGCCGTCGCTCAGCCGTGCTCACGCCAGGAATGCCGCTCAGCCTTGAAAACAAGGCCGAGTACGCTGCTTCGCGGTCTTTCATGCCTTGATCCCTTCGGTCACGGCCTGCTGCAGCTGCTCCAGAACTTCCGGTCGCATCTGATCCAGGGCAGACCTGAGGAATGACCGCTCCGGGAAGTTCATCTTCATCTGATGAGCTCGGACGGTGACTTGCTTGGGGTTGATCGACTTGCCGAACGCCATCACCTGCATGCGCAGGTGCTCTTTGACGTTGACCGCGTCGGTGCAACCGTATTCATGGGCCCTGGCGTAGACCACATTGGTCCCGACGTAGCCGGCCGATGTGCCTGTGCCTTGGCCCTCGAAGCGGGCATTGATTGAGCGGCGCAGACGACCTGTCTTGACGTTCAGAACCTGGCCTGTCAGCTTGTCGCTTTTAACCTTGCCTTGAAGCTTGTATGTCAGCGCCATGATCCGCTTGTCGAGCGCGGTCACGATGTTCGGAGCAACCCCCCGCAGGTGGTTTGCCGCGGCTTGGCCGCCGATGATCTGAGCCTTAAGCATGAGGCACCACCCGCTTGTAGTTGTTGAGCAGCGTTTGCACAGGGCGAGGGAAGTCGCTCAGGACATAGCTGGTCGTCTCGCCCGCGAGCCCCTTGGAAGAGAGGCCAGTCTGTGGCCCTTGCTTGTACTTGAGCGCAGCCGTTTCGATGACCGCTTGCACCAGGTCTGCGGGGATCTGAGCAAAGCCGGCCGTGTAGGAGATCACCACATTGCGGCGCCCACGGTTGAACAGTTTTCCGCCCTGCAGGATGACGCCGCCCGAATCGAACATGAAGCCAGCGGTCACGAAGTCATTGGGGATCGGGACTGGTGCAATCGACTTGCCGTCGATCAAAACCGACGCCACCGCCGTTACCGGGTAGTTGCCCAGCATCACCTCATCTTTGCCGTTGCCGTCAATCGTTTCGGTGTAGCTGATCTGTTCGTAGGTCCGGTTTGTGTAGGTCTCGATGAACTGGGCGCACGCGTCGATCAGGGTTTGCAGCCGAGTGTCGTCCGAGGTGGACGTGACACCCAGATTGGCGCGCACATTCGCGGCGGTGGCCCAGCTCATGGCGAGTTTCCTTACTTGGTTTCGGTGGTCTCAGTGCTGCCATCGGTGCCGGTTGTCGGCGCTTCAGGCTCGGTCTGCGCGCTTTCGTCAGCCAGAGTGAAGCCGTGAGGCGACAGGACGCCCGGGTCGACGTCGTCCGGCAGGGTGAAAAAACCCTTCTTGTCCACGTCGTACTGCTTGCCGTCGACGCTGATGGAGGTGATACCGCTGTGGGTCTTGATCTTGGTAGGCATGAATTGCTCCGTTTGGTCAAAAAAAGGGCGGAGCCGAAGCCCCGCCCAAACTGCCGCTCACTGATCAACCATTGCCGATGTTGGTGATGATGCCCATCGAGAACGGGGCGTAGTGCTGCAGCACGCCATCGGCGTAGACGCCGTACTCGTACTTGCGGGTGCGCAGAGGCCACTCGATCTGGTAGTAGTCCTGGCGCATCAGCATGCGGCACACGTTGGGGACGTTGGCCAGCGGGTACGGCAGGCGGGCGGTGAACATGAACACCGTGCCTTCCGGGCAGTTGGGGTGCACAACGATGGGCACTTCCTGTCCGGTGACCTTGTTCCAGTAGGAGCCAACCACCACGCCCGCGGCAATGCCATTGGTCGCGCTGTTGATGTTGGCGTTCAGCTTCAACAGAGGTGCACCGCCATTGCTGATGATCTTCTTGGTGATGTTCACCAGATCACGCGCAGCCACGTAGATCTTCGTGGGGCTCAGACGGTACTTGTTGTAGAAGTTGAGGAACGCCACCTCGAACTCAACGATGCCGCCGGCACCGTCAGACGTCAGCGGGGTGCCGGTGCCAGCGGTGCCTGTGGGCTGCACAGCAATGTACGCACCAGAGCCAGACTTGAAAGCTTGGTACAGCAGGCCATCGAAGTCGAGTGAGCTGGTCGACGTGTCGGAGCTCGGCAGGCTGGCGGCCGTCTGGGCGCCAGCGGCGGCAGCGGTGATGGAGACCGAGTTGATGGTGGTGACAGCGCCCAGCACCTCGGAGCCAGCCGCCCCCCAGTACCAGGCGTAACCCACCGCACCGGTGACGGCGGCCACCGTGGCCGCGATCGAACCAGTGGAGCCGGTGGTGGCCACCGTGGCATTGGACGATTTCTGAGCAGCGCCACCGCCAAACGTGTCGGTGGTGCCGTCAGCGTTGGTCCGGGTGATCGAGCCGGGGACGGCGGCCGAGGCAATCGCCAGGGATTGGCCGATCGCACCGTTGTTCGCGCCGGCCACATCCAAATAGGCCTGCAGGCCGAGGGCCACGCAGATCACCGACCAGGTGCCAGCAGCCAGGGTGCCGCCGGTCGTGCTGCCAGACAAGGTCGGCGTCGGGGTCGTGCCCATCGCCACCGAGGTGTTGCCGCCGAAGATGATCCGTTCTTCCTGGATCATGGTCGCCTCCAGCGTCTGCTGGACGGCCAGGGCCTTCACGTCTTCGTAGTTCTTCGATGCGTAGTTGCCTTCGAAGGTCACGTAGTTTTCCAGGCCAAAGCCGCGGAAGGCGGCCATGTATTCGGCAACGGCATGGTTGATCACGCCGCCACGCTGGCCCTGCGACACACCCGCACGGACGTTGCTCACGTTGATGTTGGTGATGGCCTTCCAGTTCGCCTGGGTGGCAAAGCCGCCGGACTCACGAGGGATCTCGTTGCGCAGGGGCGTCAGAACCGGGTAGAGCTTCTTGGAAGGAGCCTCCAGGTTGTACGCCTGCAAGCCGGTGGTGGCCGATGCGGGCGAGGTGAATTGCTTGAGGATGTCGTCCGGCATTTGGACGGACTGCGCGGCCTTCATGAGGGCCAAGGTTTCTTCGGTGGTGTTCGAGCCCATGAGAGCCTCCAAAAAAAGAAACCGCCTCAGGGGCGGTCGTCGTTGAAAAACAAGAAAGCCCGCGCAAGGCGGGCCGACTGGGTTGATGGTTGATGAATCAGGTGTGCATCACGTAGCCGCCCTGTGCGTGGGCGGCCTTGATGAGGGTTGCAACTTCGTTTTCGGTGCCGGAGTGATCAGATACCGGCGCCACCTTGTTGACGTCATCGGCCCCGCCCACGTCGTCACCCTTGCCGATGGCGATGGCCTTCAGCAGAGCTTTACCGGGGGCCGGCGTGGCCTCCAGTTCCGCTACACGCTTGGCCAGGGTGTCGCGCTCGGCGGTGATGGTTGTCATCTGAGCTTTGAGCAGATCAAGCTCTCCACTCACCTTCTTCAGATCGTCAACGCCGGCAGCCTTCTTGCCGTCGTCGTCGTCATCGTCCGTCTGGTCGTACCCGATGCCGGCCATCTTTTCGCAGCATTCCTGCATGGCCTTGTGCACCTCGCCCAGGGTTGCCGCAGTCGCGGCACTGAACTTCTTGCCAGCCTTGGCCAGGTCGCCCGACTCCAGGGCCTTGGAGACCTTGGCAGCCATCGCGATCTGCTCGACCTCGCCGGCCTGCGCGCTCAGTTGGGCAACCAGTTCGGCCGCCTCCTCGGCGGCCATGGCCTGGAAGATCGCGGCGCCATCCTTGAGCCACTGGCGCAATTGGGCCGGGATCGGGCTGTTGTCGCCTTCGTACTCGGCCTCGAATTGAGCGTCCTGGGCGATCCAGCCGATCGACGACAGGACACCGGCAAAGTCCGACACCGACCACATGCCCTTCTTCAAATCGTCGGTGGCTGCTGCTTTCGCGGCGTCATCGCCCTCGGTCTGGATCGCTGCACCCTTGGCCAACTCCACCAGCTTTTGAGGGCTGATCGCGCCAGAGTCCAGCAGTTCGGCCAGCTCGCTGACGGCATCCTCTTGCTCAATGCCGGCTGCCTTGTACATGGTGAACACTGCGCCAGGATTGGCCGGACGGTCAACCAAGGACACCTCCACCAAGTTCAGGCCCTTGATCACCTTCTTGTTGTCGGGATCGCGCTCGGTGACCTTGCCGCCGATGCTGAATCCCTTGTAGACGCCGGTTTCGACTTTGAGCACGGCAACGGGGTCAACCACGTGCGCGGTGAACTCGGTCTTGCCTTCGTCGTTGACTTGAGCCTCAATCGCCGTGCCGGCCGCGCTGGGCTGATGCATTTCACGCACGGCGCCGAACTTCATGTACTCGGGCAAGGCCGCCTTCATGGCGTCTGGCGTGATCGTGTCTCCGTCGCTGTCGACCTCACCAGTAGATGCGTAGCCCGACACCACCAGGGTCCCATCGGGCTGCTTTTCCGACTTGGCGATCTCGCAATAGATGTTCTTACGCTTCATCTTCGTTTCCTTGAGGGTTGTCCTCGATCACCGGCACCACATCGCACCGGCATTGGGGGTGGAGGGGTGCGCCATCGACGCCACCCTCAAAGCTCTCATCCATGCCAACCGTGTCACCGTCCATTGCTTGGCACTCGTCGCAGCAGTCCGGCGCTGCCAGCCACTGCTTTTTCGCAACCACGCCTGACGCACGCCACCCGGCCAGGTTGCCCTGCACGTCCGCCTTGGCCGTCTCGGTGCGGGCGATGTTCTCGGCCCGCGCATCGCTGAACGCATAGCTGTCCACCAGGGCTGCGGCCAGTTGGTCGTTGCTCCAGCCCTCCGTCAGAGCGTTTTCCACGTCGCTGCGCAAGAACTCCCGAGTCGCATCGGTGATGACCCATTGCGCATCGGGGTTGTCGACCAGCTCGCCATCGACCCACTTTTTGCCAACCATCTCGGCGGCACGGTCATTGGCGTACGTGATTGCCAGCTCGTTGGCTTGATCCAGCGCATCACCATCTGCCGGCGTATCAACCTGCAGGAGGCCTTCTTTTGCGCCGTCCTTTGCAACGATCACCAGGTGGTTTTCAACGCCATCGGCCAGGCTATCCCACTCGCTGAAATCGAGATCTGCGAGGATTTCATCGACCCGACGCCGCCGGGCCTCCTCCAACTCGACGTTGTCGGTGCCTGACTTGGAGACCTTGTCCAGGCCACCCAAGATCTGCGCTGTGATGCTCTTGCTGGCGCCGTCAAAGAAGCTTGAAAGCACCTGCTGAATGGCAGCCGCAGAGCTTTTGACAACGGGTCGATCCCGGTTCAGTACAGGCGCCGTGCTGGCTTTTTTTTTTCGATCTTGGTTGCATCTTCAGGGTCTACGGTTTCGTCGTCTGGCTTGCCTTTGCCGGGCTTGCTGGCGGCGCTGACGACGCCGGGCTCGGCCAGCATTGGCGGGGGCGGCGGGTTGAGCTCTTCCTTTTGCTCTGCCGTCAGCGGCTCACGACCCAGGTCTGCGCGAACTTCGTCTGGGGTGACTACCTTGGCCGCCACATAGATCTGGTTGATTTGCGCTTGGGCAAGCGGGTCGACCGCCTCTTCCTCTTCCCACGCGAATGCCAGGTCGGTGTAACCGTAGAAGCGGGGGCCCTTGATGATGCGATTCATCAATGACTTGACCCAGTTCTGAATCGGAGCAATGCCCTCCTGCAGGGCCTGCTCGTGCGCCGTCTCGGCAGTGGCGCGGTTCATCTGCTTGGTGGCCCATTGTGGGGACACGCTGAACGCGTAGCAAACGATGCGCGCCAGCCACTCGTCGAACTCGTCCTTGAGGATCGCGTCCTTGGTGGGCACGTACTTCACGCCGTCCGGGATGAAGCGCAACTTGCGACGGGCTGCCAAATCGTCATTGAGCATCAGGTCCCAGTAACGCTGAAATGCCGCGATCTGGTCTGGGTTCCACTCCTTGGGAACGCTGGCCAACGCATCCGGCACGCTGCCTGATGTGTAGAACTCCATGACGTGCAGCGTGCGCCGCAGCGCCAGATTGACCGTCCGAACGATCTGCTCGACGGGGCTGTAGCCGTAGATCTTGTGCGTGCGCACGTTGCGCGGCTTGTAGATCAGCTCATCAAGCGTGTAATCGATGGCCGGCACGCCTTTGAGAACTTGCTGATATGCCGGGCCGTCCTGTGGCGTGCGCCCAGCCTGATCGATGACGCGCTTGATCGTCGAGCCGTCTACCGGCTCCAGACCGTAGATCTGCCCTCCCAATGTCCGACGCACGTACAACGTCGGGGCATCCAGAACAAACAGATCCTCCAGCAGCATGCGCAGCCAGTCATCCCAGTCGTGCTCATGGTCCGGCTCGCTGAAAAGCTCTGTCAGCTGCTCGCATCGAGCATCTGGCTGGGCCTTCGGGTCAGTTGGGACAATCTTCCAGCACAGTTTGGACAACTGGTCCTTGCGGGTCTCAATGACCAGGCGCAACACATCACAGTTTTCCGAGAGTGCACGCAGTTGCGCGAAGCTGACCGCCTCCTCCACCCGTGGTGTGACGCGGGTGTTGTAGCCAACCGGAAAGTCGAGTTGGCGGCCAGCCACCCCGGGAGCATTCGGGGGCGCCAAGGGTTGCAGCGGCTGTTGAGGACCAAACCAGTCCGGCGCATCACCCGTGAAGGCGTACCGAATCCCAGCACTCACGCGGGCGATGATGCTCGGATCGATCGGGGTTTTGGTTGCCATGTTTGAATTACTCTTGACGTTTTCGGTCTCGCGCCCGACTGGCGCCCCAAAAATGCAAAACGCCCCGGTTTCACGAGGCGTTGGCGTTGTAGATCAGCAGACAGACGATCTGGGGATCAGATTGCGTCGGCGTTTGCGTGGCTGAAATAAGGGGCACCGCCCGTCACGCCAGAGAAATCAAACTCTACAGTTACCACATTTGCCCCTTTCATTTGAGTTGCTGTCGAAAACTCAGTCCTGCAGTCCTTCCAGCTCAATTCAACCCATTGATCTGTTGCGACAGCAGAAACGGTTTTTGTTGTTGCTGAGTATTGCGCACCAACGCCGTGCGACTTGTGCATTACACGGCTTCCGTCGAACGATCGCTGGAATCCTGTTGTACGTTCTTTTACGGTGAATGACCCCGTCATGGCCACGGTGTTCACGAACACTGACCAGATCGGCCATTTTCCATCCTCAATCTCAAATGACAGCAGCCACTTTGCGCCTGCACCCACTGTCGCAGGCTTAATGCAGTTGCGGCCGTTCTTGCGGGTCATCCCATTTTCGTCTGCCGTCACATTCGTGACGCCAGCCCCGCTGGCTGTGAGCTTGAACATATCACCAGCGCTAAAAGCTGTTGCGCCAGCAGTAATCGTGAATGATAGACCGCCTCCGGTGAACACTGTTCCTGTTGAGCCCTTCCCAACGATAATCCCGTCCGGATCAGTGACTTTGAATTTCGTGGCCGCAAGGAATGTCACATAGTAGTCGCCCAGCTTGGCTGTACTGCCCAGCGTCACAGTTCCAACGGTACCATTTCCGTCATTGCTCAGCGCTGTTGCGCTCACTGACGATGGGATAACTGCAATTCGGTTGATTAGTTCAGCGTAGATATTCTCAGATCCATAACGCAGCTTCCCTCCGATACCATTCCCTCCGGCAACGTCGCAGCGGTAGATTTCAGCCGGAATATCTGCCGGATCAATGCCTGGCGGCACCAAGTGCACCTCGATGTACGGCTTTGCATTAGCAGACGAAATAATCATCGTGTCGTAGCCGGTTTTCGTTGCGCGAACTCTGCCGAGGCCCTGTGTGATACTCGGCCTGATGATGATCTTCTGTGCGCTGTTATCAATACTCACAAGCGACGACCAATACGGATCACGGTTGCTGCCCCTGTACCGCAATGCCCCCTTGTCAATGAACAATGCGGCATTTGCACCAGACAACGCAAACGGCACGAGCGTTTCACCGGCAGCCGAACCGTAGTTGAATTCCAAATTCATGCCATGCGTCGACAGCGACGACCCGCCCGATCCGCGAATGAACTGCTTGTTATAATCCATCGAGCCACCAATGAATTCCCAACTGTTGCCGCCCGCATCAAGGATTGCGACAATGTTTTCGTTCAAATTGCAGGCATGAAACTCATTTTTCACCGCGCCGCCCGTCATACCCGCATATTGCCGCATACCGTACACGTTTCCGCTAAAATCAAGGCCATACCCCTTGACCATATACGACCTATCCTTAAATGCCAGCGGGGTTTTCAGTCCGTTCGCACGGATGCCCCTGAATGCGACCCTGTTTGATGTGTCGAGTGTAGGTGATGACATATAAAACAGCTCGGCGTTGTATTCTGATTCAGAATTGCCGCCATCACCGAAAAACATACCGCCCGGACCATGGGTATATTCCAAAAACGATTGGTACTCACTGACCGGATGGATCGGAACCGAACTGAACATATTGAAGACCCGAGTGTCTGCTGTAGCTCCCGACACCATTGGAATGTGAATTCGAGCAGACCCAAAATCAATGCCGTTGAATGCGGTGTCTACGTTGTACGTCGTGGAACCATCCCATTCATACTCCCCCGCGACAAAACGCACACGGCCAGGTCCCATCGATTTTTGATCGGCTAGGGCCTGGCCAATTTTCGAAAACCCATCTGACGCGGAAATCCAAACTACAACGCCGCCTTCAATTGCCCCCGCCTCAGCGGCGGGGAGGGTGTTCGACGCCAGCAGATTGCCCATGGCGCCCTCCGGCTGAGCGCCTGCCGCTTTCATTGCGGCCTCGATCGCATCGCTCGGTGGCGTGAACCAGCCGTCGTCGGTCGCGGTCAGCTCGACCCCCAGGACATTCATCTTGGTGAGCCAAGGGCTCATGCGGTAGCGAGTTGACATGTTGTGCCTCAGAAATGCAAAGGCCGCCATAAGGCGGCTTGTGTTGGTTGACGTGCTGGCTATCTGGGCCAGCTCGTGATGTCTGTTTTGGCGGCGTTGGTCTGCTGAGCCAGCTTGGCCTCGGCTTGCTGCTTGAGGAAGTCCAGCATCCCAAAGTTGCTGCCGACGTGCTGAGCAAATGCTCTGGACAGACCATCAACCTGGTCGTCATGCGCACCATTCGGAAACATGCGCAACTCGGAAATCAGCGCATCGTTCCAGTCCCCACGCACCATCAACACGTTACCGACGTTGACTTGTGCGGCGAATGGCTCGGCGCGGGTGACCTTGTCACCTGATTCCGGGGTGGCCGTCACGCTGTAGCCAGCCAGTGCCCGCGTCAGGTAGAGCGCCTGGGTCTTGCCGGCTTGTCCTGGATCTTGAGGGATGGACACACGGACCGCAGATCCATCGCGCCTGGTTGTGTTGACCAGAGCCTCGTCTCGCTCGTCCGGGCCGGTGCGCAAGCGCACAATGTCGCCAATGATGAAGCGACCGTCTGGCAGCTTGCCGAGCTTGCCGCCAACTGTCCAGTCTGGATCCTTGCCGATCTTTTCCTCGGTAGCCGCGAAGTCCCAGCCGCGCGCCCACTCGACGCCACTTGGTGCGGCGTCAACCGTGGTGATCTTGTCCGGCTTGAAGAAACCGCCCTCGGGCGGGCTTGGCTTTTGCTGATACTGGCCGCTGAAGGTGTACGGCTTAGCCTCCTTCATCACACGCAGCATTTCGGCTGTGTGCTTCTCCGGCCAAAGCGCCGAGTCATCGTCTTGCAGCGCAGGCAGTGAGATGACGTCCCACTGCTCTCCGTTACCACCGTCGATCAACCAGCCCGCAAGATCCTTCTCGTGCAGCCGCTGCATGATCAGGATGATCGGCGTCTTGCCCGGGTGGTTCTGACGACTCTCAAGCGTGTTCTGAAAGAACTCGATCACGTTCTGGCGCATGACATCAGAGCGCGCCTCATCCGCCTTGTGCGGGTCATCGATGATGATCGCCCCGCCGAAGCCGTCTCGATGCTTGCCGGCGCCATAGCCAGTGATCGTGCCACCCGATCCGGCCGCATAGACGATGCCGCCATCTGTGGTGCACCACTCGTGCCGTGCAGCCTTGTCATCGCGTAGCTGGACGTCCGGGAAGACCTCCCGATAGGCCGGATTTAGCAGGATCTCACGCCCCTGCCATGAGTTGTTGGCAGCCAGCTGTGCCGAGTAGCTGGTCAGGATGAACTCGCTATCGGGCGCTTTGCCAAGGCACCAGGCCACAAAGTTGTTGACCAGTTCAGTCTTGCCGTAGCGCGGCGGAATGTTGATGATCAGCCGGGTGCATTCACCGCGGTAGACCCGCATGAGCGCATCCGAGACGATCTGGTGATGGCGCCCACGGATCCACTTGAAGCCCTTGCGCTGCAGGAACATCCAGCGCGCGAAGTCGTACAGATCCTCTCTGGCGTGCCCAACAGCCGCCAAGCGTTCGGCCGGGCTAAAACTTGTCGCGGACACTTTTCACAGCCTCCGCAAGTTGCTCTGGTGTCACTGTCGAGTTGATCGACTGCAGGGGGCCACCACCCTTGCCCGTGACCTCAACCTTGTCGGAGAACAGGCCCAGGTGACGACCAAGAAGCTCAAGCGCTTTCACCTTGTCGTGCACCTTCACCTTGCGGCGTACGCCGTACTTGGTGTCCTCTTCCGTGACCTCCGACACCATTGCCGCGTCGTCGTCGCTCAGGTCCTTGCTGTCGACAATCTCAATGCCATTCGGCCCCCAGGTGACAACCCGGCGTTTGTCACCAAAGGCAATGCGGGCCAATTCTTTGACAACTCGTTCGGCGCTGATATGGGTGGATTGCTGCAGGGCCACCTTGCGGGCCTGGATTGCCGCCTGAATGTCAGGTTTTGACAGGTTCTCTTCGCCGATCTGACGGGCAGTTTTGACGCTGTAGCCAGCCCGGATAGCCGCCTGGGTGGCATTCAGGTCGACAAGGTACTCATCCACAAAGCGCTCTTGCTTGGGGGTGAGTTTTTTTGGCATGGTTAGCACTCCGGGATCACATGGTTTGACTCCCGTTCAGGCATGAAAAAACCGCCTCGGTGGGCGGTTTTCACATCAATCTGCAGACAGTAGCAAAAATGTACCCTATCTGTCCGGATTCGGTCAAGCGGGTTCGCCGACAACGCCTTGCTTTTCGAAATACCACTCTAGCTGACCCAGCCCATGTTTGCGCAGCGCCATCACTGCCTTGGTGACCTTTGCCAGCTGGTCATGCACGGTGCTCTTCGGGATTTCGTGCTCAGCCTCGATTGTCCGCATGCTGCAAAACTGAGCTGCGCGGCTATCGTCGGCCAGGTTGATTCGCCATGTGATCATCATCCGCGCCGCGGGGGCCTCAATCGTCCAGTGCGGACCGCACCAATGGCACAGAAACCTGACGGCATCGGCCTTTGACGCATCGTGGGCGTACCAGGCCTCAACTGCACGGCGCTCAGGCTCGTTGAGGTGATCCCGAACCGCAGCGATGACCATGGCGCACTGGGCGCGCACCTCCAGAGGCGTCAGGCCCGCGAAATTGATCGTCCCTTCGCGCTCGACTTCGCGCCGTACGCCAGCCAGATCCATCAGGTCATTGAGCAGCACTTGGGTCGGGCTCTTCTGTGTAGGCGGCAGCGTCGCCATGAGATACGAAACGTGCAGGGCCTGGTTGACGCTGCGGAAGATCGGGGCCTCGGTCATACGCTCTCCAGAGGTGTGATTTCCACGTAGACACCGGGCATGTCGCTGTAGCGCTTGCGCTTGCTGACGCCACAGACCTGCACGTCGTCCCTCCAAACCACGTTGTTCAGCCCGTCGAAAATCGCCTTCTCGACGTTGTCGATGTCGGGCTTGGTGGTTGGCTTGATCAGGCCGTCGCGGGCTTGCTGCTGCTTTTTCTTGGACCAGCTCGCCGGGATCTGAAGGCGGATGTCGAGGATGACGTGCACGGCGGACAGGATTGGCGCCCTGCCCTGCATGGCCTGGTGGCCAGCGTGGGCAATCAAGCCCTCGTAGTTCGCCGTCTTCTCTGGGGTGAACATGCGGGCGTGTGCACCGAGTTTGCCGATGCGTGGGCGGCCTTTGCCGACCGGCTGGCCTGGAACTGTGAACACGATGCTGGCGGTCATTTGCTTTGCTGCCTCTGCTTCTGGTTGTCTGCCCACCACTGGGCACGTTCTCGAGCCACGCAAATCGCTTGGGTAGACATCTTCAATGCTCCGCTCGTCAACATATCCGGTGGCGATGTGACCGGCATCCATAAGGTTGCGCAGCCACTGCGCCACGTATGGATCAATCTCGTTGTAATAGGCCGTCATAGCGCCCCCACAAACCGCCCGCAGTGCTGAGGCGTATTGCGCATTGATGGGATGTAGCGTTGGCAGCGGAAGGTCTGTCGGCAGTCAGAGCAGCGGTGCATGCGCTCATGGCCATCGAACGGTTCTGACGTGTGATCAGCAATCGGCAGGCGGCAGGAACTGGCCGTGTGCCCGACACGACCGCAGCGAGTGCAGGCGTCTGTTTTGCTCATGCCAGCACCTTGTAAGCGATGATGTCTAGCGCCCCGCCGTTGTGCTTCCAACCGTACCAAGACGCTGGCTTGCTCGACAGATAAACCTGCCCATAGCGCAACCTGATCGCAAACCGGCAGCCATCATCAATCGGGCGCTCGCCACCTTCCCACTCAATCCACCCATCCTCATCAGCCTGCGGCTTCTCAATCTCAGGCAGTGGCGTTGATGTTTCTGCCGCCTTGGCTTCGAATGCGTCGGCGAGATCGAACGCAATCAGCACCATGTCATCAACATCCTTCCACTTGAACGCAGAAGCGTCAGCGATCAGTGCCAGCAGATAAGCGTGGGCTCGTTCGTTTCGGGTCATTGCGCAACCTCCAGTTCTTTGATGTTGGATACTTCGTCTTCCATATCGCCCGGACGGATAGGGCGAAGCCATGCGTCAGGGATAAACCGGGTTGTGCCCTTTTGTTCTGACGGCAATTCAACATCAACCTCCCATGCGTCAACCTCTCCGATCCGAATGAATCGATGCCCCGGAGAGAATCTGATGCATGTCACAATCTTCCCTTCATTGCCAGCCATGCTCTTGACAAGGAATGCCATCTCGCCCTGTATACAATTCATGATTGCTCCTTGCTCAGCCATTCATCAAATGCCGCATGGTCTTGCTCTGTTAGCGGGTGGACATTCCGGCCATGACCTTTCGCCCACTGGCCCCACTTGCCCTGATCCAGTTGATGTACTCATAGAGCATCGGCGCCTCGTCTGATCCAGGCTCAAATCCACGGACGCGGGCGAACTGGACATACCTGGGCTGATATTCCTTGGGCGCCGTGAACTGGAGTTCGGCTTGTTCGCTGGTCATGCTTCAACTCCTTCATGAATTCGGCGGTTCACATCCATCACCCGGCGCCAGGCCTCATTGACGGTTTGCGCTTTGAGCGTGCGGTAGACCTCAACCGCCCGCGTCAGCCCGACATCGATGGCCGGCGCGTCGACGGTGCGCCAGATGAATCCGCGCTTGGCAACCTGAACCAGGCAGGACATCGCGCCACGGATGACGCTGGCATCTGAGCCAACATCACGGCGCTCGATGGCTACCCCCTCGGACAGAACGGCCATGACTTGCATCGCTGCGGTTGCGTCCGACTCGCACTCTTCGCCATCGTTGAGCAGGTAGAGGCGGGTCTGGAATGACTTCACGGCGTCCGAGAAGTGCTTGTTGGCGATGCTGCGGGCAACCGGGTTGCGGGCGACTTGCTGGGGTACGTGTCGGAACGGTGTCATGCTGCACCTCGCTCACAGCGATGGCGGCGAAGCTGTGGATAGCCCGGGTCTTTTTCTCTCTCGCGAGAAACCTTGTTCGTCACGGCCTTCTTGGTCCGCCCGAAATACTCCGCGATCTGATTGGCCGATACACCACACGCGACCATGTGCCGCAACTCCGCGCTGTCATCTGCGCTCCATTCCGGCTTTGAACCGGGGAACATCACGCCGATTTCCCGAGCCTTGACCTGGATTGACCCGCGCGGGTGGCGCACAAGGATCGATGCGACGTGATCAAGGCCACCATTACACTGGCTGCGCAATGAAGCGAGTTCGGTTGTCATCCATTCGTTGCCCATCTCAATCCCCTTTCATCAAGACCGGGCTGCCATGGGAAAGATCACCGGTCACGCGCAACGCCCAATCGATGTGCTTTTGAGCCTCTTGGTCCCCAGCCTTTGCGCGGTCCAGAAGCATGTGAGCAGTAGCCTTGATTCGCTGACGGACTGTCTTGGCTGGGCCGTGCTTTCGTGGAAACAGCTTCATTCCTAACCCCCCCCAAGGACCATTCCGCGCTGCTTGGCAGCCTGCATGACTTTGTTCATGTAGGGGTGCCACTGCTCTTCGCCTTCGCGCCAGTCACCTATCCCGAGTTCAATGCCCTTTTTGCGGATTCCTGGCCCGGTTTCCCACCACGGTTTTGATGACCTGTCTGGTGGTGGCGCCTGACCCTTGACCTGGCCGTGACCACGCAGCTTTGCCCAGTCCTCACGGATGGCCTCCATAAACGCCGAATCCCAATCGACGTACTCGTAGCCCTTGGCCTTTACCTTTGCCCGGAATGCTTCGAGGTGCAGGGGCAGGCTCTCGTAGCCCTTTTCCGCAGCCCATGCAGCGACTCGCTCCGAAACATCGAAATCGACTGGCATGGGGGTGGGCGAAGGCTTGCGCTTTGCGCGGGCCGCACCCTCTTCTGAACGTAGTGAAGAAGAGTTCTTCTCTTCTCTTCTCTTCTCTTCTCTGGTCCGCTTTTTGTCCGCATCGCATGCGGACGTTTTGCGCTCATTGCGCTTGCGGTCAGTTTCCTGCGCTCTACGCTTGGCAGACTGCCCGTTATGCTCTTCAAAGTCGGGCAAAGAAGAGCCGTCTGGGCTTGTTTCAATCCAGCCAACGGACTCCATGGCCGCGCAAAAACCGGGAAAACGGATCTCATCATCGATCGTTTCAGCCGTGTAGCCGTACAGTTGTCCGTCGACTGAGTGCGTGTCAAACAGACACCAGACCGCAAACAGTCCGCCAACTGTCCGAAGTTTGTCCGCATGCAATGCGGACGCCATGCGGACAACTTTCGGATGTGTCAGCAGGTCTTTGCCCATCTTGATCCAGTCGCCTGCCATTTAGAAAATCTCCGTCTGCCGCTTCGCCAGCGCGAGCACTTGCTGAGCTTTGTTTGTTGTGGGGTCAACCGATTCGCCAACAACCTCCAGCACGCCCTTGTCCAGCAAGGCCCGCACGCGCCCGCACACTGCATTGATGGGCATGCCGATGGCCTCGCTGATCTGCTGGAGCGTGAGCTTTGTCATCGGCCCGAACGCTGCCATCACTTGCTGCTCACGGGGCTGCAATGAGCCGCTTGTGACCAGCGAGTGATAGGCCTGGATTGAGGTTGTGGCCGCTCTCATGCCGCAAACAGATCATGAGTTTTTGTCTGCACAGCGCCGGCAATGTTCTTTGATGCCTGGCTGAAATAGCTAGTTTTCAGCTCGATGCCGACAAACTTGCGGCCCATTTGCACCGCGCAATAGCCCTCTGAGCCGATGCCCATGAATGGCGACAGAACAACGTCATCCGGGTTGGACCACAACAAAATCCCTCGCTTGATCACTTCAAGCTGCAGCGGGCAGATGTGGCGCTCATCGTCATGCTCGCGTGCACTTGTGTATTGAAGCGTGTCGGATGGATTGATGTCCATCCACACAGGGCTCGCGATCTTCTGCCACAAGTCGACCGGGAACTCATCATTCGTGTGCGTGACGTGCTCGGATTCTCCCGGCTTCGCCATTGTGATTAGGTAGTCGGGGATGCCCTGCCGACACATTTCAGAGCGCTCACGGATCGACTTATGCAGCAGACCAAGAGCTTTGGTTCGGGTCATGGCTGTTACAGGGTCCTTCCAGATCGTGGCCTTGCTTCTGAAAACGAAACCATGCTTCTGAAATGCCCGGATCAGATCGCCGGGGAAATCCTTCAGCCCGATGTAGCCGTCTCGCTCCTTGCTTGCAGGCATGTCCATGCAGTGGAACGAGACATTCCGACCCGGCTTCATTACGCGGGCCAGCTCGACGATTAGGTAATCGAGGTGCTCAAAGAATTCATCATCGTTGCGCACGTTGCCCATGTCGCGGGGGCTGTTGCTGTAGGTGTAGAGCGATGCAAACGGCGGAGAGAAAATCGAGTAGCCGACTGAGTTGTCTGGCAGACCCTTGATAACTTCAACACAATCTCCGTGGAACACGGCGTAACGGTCGGTGACGACTTGATCGATGCAATTCATGCTGCGCTCCTGAGGAAAGGTGGGGTGGCGACGGATTGAGTCGCGTTGTAGGTGTTGGTGTTTCTGACTGTTCCAGTGACGTATCGCATCACCGCATCGCGCGTTTCTTGGCTAAGGCTTTCCGCCATAGCTTGCGCATCGCGCTCCTTGCGCTTCAGGTTGGCCATTACGGCGCCCTCAGCTGAGCTGGAGAATAGGTGCACATGCACATCGCGCTTTTGCCCAAATCGCCAGCAGCGACGCACGGCCTGGTAGTAGCTCTCAAATGAGTCTGTGACGCCAACGAAAGCCATGCGCTGGCAATGCTGAAAATTCAAACCGAAGCCCATGATCGAAGGCTTCGAAATCATCACCGGTCGGTCGCCGGAAAGCCAGGAACGGATGGCCCGCTCCTTCTCATCTGCCGTATCGCTCCCGCGAACGGAAAGTGCCAGATCGCCGAACAGTCGCTCTAGAGCGTCCTGCTCGTCGTTCAGTTCACACCAGATCAGCCATGCTTGCTCAGGTACGCGATTGCCGAAAACAGCCGATCCGCACTGTCCTTGAACTTGCCAAGCCCCTGATTGCAGCTCATGCACAGAAGCCCGCGCACCTTGCCCGTCGTGTGGCAGTGATCCACCACCGGGAAGAAATTGGGTTTCGACGTGTCCGAGTGCCCGCAGATCGCGCAGGCCCCGCCCTGAATCGCCATCAGGTCGTTGAAGTCCGAAATCTCGATCCCGTACTGCTTCAGTCGCTGGGCCTTGCGCTTCGTCGGATTGCCTTGCTGCCAAGCCTTCGCGGCTGCTCTCGCGGCCTCCCGCATCTGCATGTCCTGAGCGTACTTCTCCCGCTTGCGAGCGTTGATTGCCGCCTGCTGTTCCGGTGTGCGCTTGAACTTGTCCGGGTTCGCCGCGTAGTACGCCTTCATGTACTCCGAGCGGGCCGCCTTGTCCTTCGCTGACTGAGCATTCCGACGGGCCTTGTATTCCGGGTCCGTCGATTCCTTCAGCTTGCGAGCTTCCGCGTATTCCTTCTTCCAAGCCATGGGCAGCACCTTGTTTGTTGAGTGCTGCCAGTTTAAACCATTCGCCATAAACAATCGACGCACATGCCTCCGTCCTATCATGCAAAGACCGCCGCCGTGCATCGCGGCGTTCGCTGAGGGTCTGCGCCTCGGCTGCGAACAGCATCCCGTTGAGAGGCATTTCGCACTCGACGATGTGCTCATGCAGATGCAGCGCTGGTAGGTTGTAGGCGTGGTCGTCAAAGCCAAGATCAGATGGACGGCGAACCAGCGCGCCCCACTGACAAACCCATTGCCAGAACACGTCTCGCGCATGGCCTTTGAGTCGCCACACTGATGTGTCTCCGCCGTCATGGGTAAAGAACTCCGACAGCATCTCTTGACGGGTGCATACCCCAAGGAACTCGGCGTGCGTGCCTAGTTCCGTCCAGTCATTCGGCGCTGGCGTTGCGGTTGCGCACAGCTTGAACTTGGTGTCTCTGAACGCCTCAAGAAGGGTCTTGAGTGTCTTGGTGTCGTGATGCTTGATGCAAGACGACTCGTCCAGAACAACGCCAACGAACTGCGAAGCATCGAAGTGGTGCAAGCGGTCATAGTTGGTTATGTTCACGCCGTCTCGCACGTCAGCGCCGGTACGGCACAACGTCACACCCACGCCCAGCTCTGCGCCCTCTCCAACTGTCTGGTTGGCGACCGCCAGAGGCGCAAGGATCAGGACGCGGCCATTTGTATGCTTGACGATTGCATCAGCCCATGAAAGCTGCATCCTCGACTTACCTAGGCCGGTGTCTGCAAAGATTGCAGCGCGTCCACGCCGCAAAGCCCACACCACGAGTGCGGACTGGTGAGGGAATAGGGTATCTGAGATGCGGAATTCGCCAGTTATCCCAGTGGATGGTGGGATGGTCAGCTTTGCAGAAATGAATTCGGAGTAGTTCATGATCCGACCCTCGAATTACCGCGCTTGATGCGGTCGGAGTGATCGGGCTCACGAGGTGCACCCATTCCAGGGATAAAGCCAGACGCCTGCATGCGTACTGCCGGGTCATCGGACTTCATGCCGTCTTCACGGCGCTTTGTCGCATTGCGCGAACTGGCGCCGGATGCCTTCAGGGCTTTCGCTGTCTCGTCAGCGAAAGACGATTTGTAGTTGGGGCTGAAGGGGTTCATTTCTTCTCCTGTCACTGCTCTATCCATTGAGCTATCGACGCATTGGTGCCCACGCGAGGGATCGAACCCCGGACAAACGGACTACAAAACCGTTGCTCTACCAACTGAGCTACGCGGGCGGAATAAAAAGCACCCAGCCCGGAGGCCGGGTGAAAGTGGCGAGTGCCACTCAGGGAGGAATTCGTATGCATGGCGCGTCAGAAGATCAGCCAGCCAACAAGGAAGCCACACACGAAAGCGCGCACGACAGGTTCAGATGTGAGGTGCTGGAGCAGGTCCACGATCACTCTTTGTTCGGCGTCAGATCGACGTTGCGCATGTCCCATGCAGACCATGCAAGCAAGATCAGACACAGCAGCAGCACGCCGACGACTGCAAGCAGAAGTTCGTTCAGGGTCATGTCATTTCCTTGAGTTGGCGAATACACCAGCGCAAAAACGCCACAAGCGGGATCACGACCTTTGCGCCGTTCTCGTGCTGAACATGCACGCCATCAGCGCGCAGTTCTGCGATGATTCGCTCGTGATGCGGTTTTGTTTTCATGCACTCACTGTGCCACAGCAAATCTGCGATTGCGATTTATTTTGGCTATTTTGACTATAGCGAAAATCAATTAGCCAAACAGCAATCCAGTCGGCATGATCCACTCATCGATAACGCAACACGCAACAGGGAACCGCCATGAAGAACCTCTACGAAATCACTGACCGAAACGGCAAGCACATTTGCTATCAAGTCGCTGTAGATGCGATGGATGCTGTGTCTTTTGCTCGGATGTATGGACACCGATCCGCAGCTAATGCTGCGTTTGTCCGTCAAGATTGATGCAATGATCAATCAATCAACGCACCACACAAGGAGCAGCGGGATGAATGCACAAACACTGATTGACCGATGCGAGCGCCAGGCGAAGGCCTACAGCTCGGATCGACTGGCTTCGATGGCGTTCGAAATCGGCATGCTGCGCGCCGAACTGCGGGCCGCATGTGAGGCCACGGAAGACGGCGCCGGAACCGATTACCGGGTTCAGGTGACGTTCGGTTCAGCCCGCCCTATCGCCAGCTTCACCTTGGACTCGTCGGATGACATCTGCCTGACTGGTGTTTGGGTCGGCGGGGCCAACATCATCGAGGGGCTGACTGACGAACAGCTCTCCAACATCGACAGCCAGATCCAACACAACTGGCACGCCGTAGACAAGCAGATCCGCGAGCGCAATGCGGACATGCAGATTGAGCGGGTGGCGGTATGAGCTACAGCACCCAAATTGCCGGTGTTGCCGAAGAAATCATCTCGGTCGCCAAGCACCTCGAAGGCCTTGAAAAGTCCCTTGCCGACTGGAAACGCCCAAAAGGGATCACCTTTTTCGTTTCGCCATCGCATCACTACGTTGTCCGAGAAGACGGGACTGTTACCCCAGGCCTTGAGGGTGTGCAACGCGAAGCAATCGCACTCCATGAGTCCCAGATATTCAAAGCCAAATCACGGCTTGAGGGGTTGCGCTGGAAGCTGGTTCAGCTTGGGAAAGCGCGAGGTGAAGTATGAACCGCGACTACTCCCCGCTCTGGTGGGCCTGCATGTTTGCAGTGACTGTTGCGGGCATCTTTGTGATGGCTGCTGGAGGTTGACCATGAATCTCTACAACCAAATCTGCGCCACCGCATCCGTCCTGATCGGTGGATACGCAGCCAACGCCACCGAGACAGACAGCCACGGCGCGATCCACATCGCTATCGCTGGTGCGGCACTGCTGTGGATTGCTGTGCTGGCCGTCTGGGTCAACAAGCTGGCACGTCATGAACCCGAACTGTGGGACCACATCCCTGACAGCCACATTGCAGCCATGGACGAAACCATGACGTTCATCCAACACAACGACGGCCGCCAGGTCGACACACACAAAGACCCCGTCTTGCTTGCGCCGGGCGTCATTGAGCGACACAAGCGTCGCCGGCCCCTGATTCGCCCCGGTCACTGGATCGGCGCAATTGCCGCCGTGATCGTCCTGATCGCCATTCGGCACCACTGATTTTCACCACGGAGATCCCATGAGCGAACTCGCTATCAAAGAGCAAGGTACGTCCGCAACGGCCATTTTCATGAACCCAACTGCGATGCAGGCCCTGGTCCAGTTTGCGGACCTGATGTCCAAGGCAGCATTCACGGTCCCTAAGCACCTGCAAAACAAGCCGAGTGACTGCCTGGCGATTGCCATGCAGGCAACGCACTGGGGCATGGACCCGTTTGTGGTCGCCCAGAAAACCCACCTGGTCAACGGGACCCTTGGCTACGAGGCCCAGTTGATCAACGCCGTGGTGCAGAACTCTGGCTTCGTCGAGGGCATGCCGCAGTACGAATACCGGGGCGAGGGGCTGAACCTAGAGTGTCGCGTTGCGTTTGTGCCCCGCGGCAAGACCGAGGCCATCTGGGGACAGTGGCTGCGCTCTGGCGACGTGAAGGTGAAGAACTCCCCCCTGTGGCAGGCCAACCCTGCTCAGCAACTGGGCTATCTGCAGGTGAAGAACTGGGCTCGTGCGTATTGCCCTGGCGCGATCTTGGGTGTGTACAGCGATGACGAGCTACTCGATGCCGGCACACCACTTCCTCCGGGCACCCGTGACATGGGCGAGGTTGACGAGATTCAGCCTGCCGGCCCACGTCGCAAGAGTGACGCAAGGCAGCCGACAGCACTGCCCAACGAGGCCTCCCCAGCAATCGACATGGAGACAGGCGAGATCAAGGAAAAGGTGTCAGTTGTCGAGCAGCCCCAGGCCGAAGCTGCAAAGCAGCCTGCGCCCCAGGTACCGGCTGCTGCCGCACCCAGCGGCGATGTGATCACCCCAAACCAGGCCGCGTACCTGCGCAACAAGATGAAGCAGGCTGGCGTCGAAGAGTCGAGCATTTTGAAACGCTTCGATGTGCAAGAACTCGGTCACCTGCGAGGCGACCAGTTCGACACGATCAAGGCCGAACTGCTGGCAATGGTGTGATCCATGGGCGCTCGCGACATGCTCACCTTCGAGGAGGCCAGCCACACCTACCGCCACGGTGGTCAGGTTGTCCCCGGCGTTACCTCAATCCTGCGCCCGCTGGTGGATTACTCCAGCGTGCCGCCTCACGTGCTCGAAGCAAAGGCAGACCTTGGGCGCCGCGTGCACGAAGCCTGCCAGTACCTCGACGAGGACGATCTGGACGAGGAAAGCGTTGAAGCTGACGTCGATCCCTACCTTGCCGCATACAAGCGGTTCAAGGCAGAGACGGGCGCCCTGATCCTGCTGAACGAATACCGGGTATTCAACCCCCTGCATCGTTACGCGGGGACGCTCGACCGGGTATTCCGCATCAACGGGGAATCCGTCCTCACTGACCTCAAGACCTGCATCGTCACCCCGAACAGCGTCGGACCCCAGACGGCCGCTTACATGCGCGCTCTGGATGACTCACGGGTGACCCGCCGCGCCGCCTTGCGCCTACGCCCGGATGGCACATACCGCCTCGAAATGCTCGACGACCCCAACGACTGGGCCACGTTCCTGGCCTGCCTGACCGTTCACCGCCACTTGGAGAAACACGCATGACCACCGAAAACATCCTTGCGCCAGTCGCATCCCTGGTGCTGCCAGACAGCGTCGACATGTCGAACAAGGCCCAGCGCGCCCTGCAGTTCATCAAGGAATTTCAGATCACGGCGCCTGAAGACTACGACCTGGCCGCCGAGGAACTGCGCGCCATCAAGTCCCGCGCAAATCAGCTCGAAGACCAGCGCACCAGCATCACGGGCCCGATCAACAAGGCCCTCAAGGCGATCAATGATCTGTTCCGTGGCCCCGGCGAGCTGCTGGCCGAAGCCGAGCGGACGCTCAAAGGCAAGATGCTTGCCTACAGCCAAGAGCAGGAACGCATTGCCGCCGAGGCTCGCCGCAAGGCCGAAGAGGCCGCCGAAGCCGAGCGCCGCCGTCTGGCAGAAGAAGCTGCAGCCCGCGAAGCCGCCGCCCGCGAAGCGGCACAACAGGCCGCCTCTGCTGCCGCAGCTGGTGATGTCCAAGCAGCTGAGTTGGCCCGCGCTGCCGCTGAACGCGCCCAGGCGGAGGCTGCAACCATCGCCACCGAGGCTCAACTGGTTGTTGCCGCCCCTGAGGTCACGCAGATGACCAAGGTCAAGGGCATCAGCACCTCCAGCAAGGTCGAGTTTGAAGTTGTCGACCTGCTGGCCCTGGTCAAGCACGTCGGCCAGAACCCCGAGCTGATCAACCTCCTGCGCTCCGACGACGTGAAGCTGCGCGCCTACGTGCGCGGCGTGGGCACCGCATGCCAGTTGCCTGGCGTGCGTGTGTACGAGGCCAAGACCTTGAGCGCTCGCGCGGCCTGACCACCACTCAATCCACCCGCAACAACCAGGAGCCCACCATGCCCCGCGAACTCCCCGCAAAAAAGACCCCGAAGTTCGGCCCCGTTCAGGACTACTCCGACGAGCCGCGCCCTCAGATCCCGCTTGAGCCTGTGGTTTCCAACCAGGTGGCCGCCATTGGCTACGACGAAGCCACGCAGACGCTGGCCGTCACGTTTACGCGCGGCCTTGGCGCGATCTACCACTACCCACTGGTGAGCAAGGACATGTTCCACGCGTTCAAGACGGCCGAATCGATCGGCACGTACTTCGGCAAGCACATCAAGCAGCGCCCTTTCGTCAAGTTCCGCCCCGAGCCCCAGTCGGCCAACGCGTGAACCCTGGGGCATGCCCCGGCCATACAGAGTCACCCAACCAGCACCACCAATCATGAGCACACCCGAAAAGAACACCATGGCGATGACCGCCTCCGCCGTCGGCGCGGACCTCCTGGGCGCCCTCCTGCAGGAAATCAAGCTGATGCCCGACGTCTGGCCGAAGTTGAGCCAGACCAAGCAGGACGACATCATCGAGCGACTGCGCAAGCGTGTGATCCACAACGTGCAAATGGCTACCCACCTGATCGCCAGCGACGGCCGCATCTGCGTCAAAGCCGAACTCGAACAGATCACGGTGAAGGACGGCATCAAGGGCGTGGTGATCATGTCCAAGAACGACCCGCACCGGCATCTGGTCATGGACGCACAGGGCAAGACGGTCTTGCTCGCTGTTGCCGATGCCGAGGACCACATGGGCGAGATTGCCGCGGTGCGCGGTGAGCCCGATCAGCGCGCCATGGACCTGGGCCAAGAGTACGACCCCGACAGCGACGGCAAGGGCATGGACGGCGGCCAGCCTGGCCCGGGTGACGACGTCAGCGATGCACGCATCCTCAGCCTGACCGATGGACCACTCGAATCGGAACTCGAGGAAGCCTACCAAGACGGCTACCAGGCCTACCTCGAAGGCAAGGAGAAGTCCGAATGCCCGGTCATGCGTCATGAGCTGGTAGCCAAGTGGATCGCCGGATGGACTGATGCGAAAGAAGCCAGTGATGGTGACCAGAGCGCCGCCGCCGGCGACGGGGGCGCCGCCTGATGCCCTCCCCCATCGTCCCGATCGACTGCATCCGTGCTGAGTTTGATCGGATCAAGTCCAACGCCTACGAGTTCAGCGAACCCGAGATCTGCATCTTGGTCGCTGCCAACTTGCTCATCCCCATCGAATCCGTCACCGCAGTTTGTCTTCAACATCAAACCGAAAGCAACACATGAATACCAACCAGTTCTACCCGGAGCACGGCGGCTTCTTCAGCGGTCGAATCCGCATCGACGGCGCGCTGTTTGGCGTCATCACCGCCCCCAAGGCCGAGGGCCAATTCAGCGGCATCTGGCTGCCTGAATACGTCGCTGTGCCCGGTGCTGGCAGCTTCTTCGACAGCCGCGCCAACACCCTCGCCATGGCCGACGCCGGGAGTCCGATTGCCAAGCAGGCCCTGGCCACCACGATCAACGGTCACAACGACTGGGTGATCCCTGCGCGCGACGTGCTGGAAATCCAATACCGAGCCCACAAGCCGACCACCGAGACCAACTACGTCTACCGCAGCGGCGACAACCCCAGCAGCGTGCCGGCTGGCTACCCCTACTCCGAAGCCGTCCCGGCTCAGTGCCCTGACCCTCTGTTCCAAGAGGGTGGTGTCGAGGCCTTCGACGATGCCTGGTACTGGTCGTCTACGCAGTCGTCTCCCGACGGCGCCTAGCTTCAGTACTTCGATGGTGGCAACCAGTACACCAACCTCAAGCTCAGCGAGGGCGTCGTCCGGCTCGTCCGCAGATTCTTCCTTTGATCCTTTAATCCTTTGAGTTGAGCCATGGCCCTGCATACCGATTTGCCGATCCACAAGACGGGCTGCCAGCTTCTTGCGCTGGCTGTCACCGCTCAGGCACAGATGCCCCGCACTGTGAAACGTCTGATGGGCGACAAGATCACCAGCCACTGCATTGAAATGCTCGACCTGATGGCCATGGCTACCGCCTGCCGCCGACACACAAGGAGGCCGTGCACCTGCTGGGCAATGCTGTGTGCCCACCGGTTGCTCGCGACCTCATCCAAGCAATCAAGGAGCAAGCATGACAACTGAACTGCCAAAGCTGAAGCAAAGCAGCATCATGGAATTCGCCGAATGTCTTGACGGCAAGCGTGGTGATCTGGATGCCTGGCTTGAAGTGAACAACGAAGCGGAAGTTAAGGCGCACATCGTTGCATACGCAGAGATGAAGGTTGCCGAAGCTATGCTTGCCGCTGGCGCATCAAAGCCCACCGCGCAGGTGGTGACGGATGAGCGTGATGCGTTTGAGACATCGGTCATTGAGCGCATGAAAGAAAGCGGCTTCCTAGAAGTCCAGATCCGCGTGGAATGCCTGGCGCGCAACGGTGACGACTACCAAGACGAACTCATCAACTTTGGTTGGTGGTCATGGCAGCGCGCCATCCTCGCCCTGGCCGCACAGCCGTCAAGCGAGTTCGTATCGCTGGAAGAGGCTCGCGCGGCCATGGCCACCCAGCCAGAGCAAGACAAGGGAAGGGAGCCTCTTGGTTATATCCCGACCAATGTAATTGACCAGATCAAGACTTGGCCGCGCCTCATCACAACAAACGTGCCAGTGGTGTCGTATTCGGCGGAAGGGTGCACCGCGATCTACACCCACCCCGCCCCCGCATCACCAGTTGCACAACAGCCTGCGCGGGTGCCGGATGACTCCGCCTTGCTGGACTGGCTGGCTCAGCAGGTTGTGGAGGTGCGCATCCCTCTACGATACGGCAGTCAACAGTGCTTTATCGGTTCACCCGACGACAACGACGGTGAGCCGGTGCCGTGGGACATCCGCGCTGCGACTCGTACCGCCATGCTCTCCGCCTCCCCATCCACCGCAGCGAACGGGGGTGAGTGATGAGCCGAACCACTTACGTTTCCGTCAGTCGGATCAAATCCACTGGTTTGCGCCGAGCGGCCATTGTTGCCGCGTTCGTACCGATGGCGATTTGCAATGCGTTGCTGGCCATTTGTGCAGCGTTTATCTGGATGCTCGAAATTCAGGGGGGACTGATCCGATCAGCTAGGGACCAATGGCGCACCGACAACCCCACCAAGGACCAACATGACCCCAACTGAGCAAGCACTGCGGGATGAAAACGTGAGTCAGTACCTCATCGCCCACATTGGGCACACGCAGAGGCACAGCGAACACATCGTATGGTGGAAGCCCGACAGCATGGGCTACACAATCTGCATCGACAAGGCTGGCCGGTACGGCGAAGACGAGGCGCGCAGCATTTGCCAGTACGGCGGCTGTATTGCTATCCCCGTCCGCTCTGTTGAGTCGCTGGCTCGCAGCACGCCCTATTTCAGGCTACCAGGCGGCAAGCTCGCAAAGCTGTATGACGGTGGACCGCACCGGCCCGTTGATAATGAAGCCCAGGCTTGGAGGCACTTGCTGAATAGCCGACTACTGTGCAGCAAGACGACCGAGCGGCCAACACCGATGCCAGCGAGCAAGCAGCTGGCAATCTATCTGGATGACCACCACGACATCGGGAAGGGGGAGTGATGGCAGCGCACATTCTGATCGTTGTCAGCATCGCTGTGATGCCTGTTTCTGAGCTCAGGGGTAGCTCAGCCATATCATCGACCGAGGTCGGCGCAACGTGGCCGGCAGTCACGATGCAGCGCTTCGAAGACCGCGAAGCATGCGAACACGCAGCTAAGCAGATCAAGACGCTGGCATCAGGCCGCCACGACATCCGCATGACATGTCAGCCCGCACAGATTACGAAAGGCCGCCCATGACTGACCAACGACAAGAAGCGCCATTTGGCTATTTCCGCGCTGATCCGGGCGGCTGGACTGACTGCGCGCCTGACGACGATGGAGCAATCCCGCTTTACGAGCGCCCCCAATCCGCCCGCATCGCAGAGCTTGAGGCTGATGTGGAGAGGTTGCGGGTGGATGCCGAGCGGTATCGGCTAATACGCGATGTTGCCGCATGCGATGAATTTGCGCCAGACGTAATGCTGCACGCAGATGAATCGCTGGATTCCTACATCGACGCAGCCAGAGCAAAGCAGGCGAGCGGAGGGTATGGCACATCCCACCAAACACCGACGAAGGAGCCGATATGGACCGGGCGAGTCCGAGTTGACCGGGCTGTTAGCCGGCCGGTGGACGAGCGCGCTGAATGAGGCCCCGCAACCACTCTATGCCGCCCGCAGCGTCGAACTTGGCCCACTGAGCGGGCGTGAGGCGGATGGAGCGCTGAACCAGGCGTTCATCGGCGGGTTTGGGCGGGCGACCCTTGGGCTTGTCTGTATTCATGGGCGCAAGTGTAGCGCGTTTACGGTGATGCAAAAAAGACTTGTGCAGACTGCTTTACTGTGATTCAATAACACCCATCGACACACCAACCGGAGAGAAGAATGACCCAAGACCAAGCCCGCCGAGTCCAAGAAGCCATCGCCGAATGCGACAAGTTCATCGCCAAGGAATCCTGCCGCCGCGACGATCTGCGGCCGGCCGATGTGCAGAAGTTTCTCGATTTCTGCATTTCTCACCGCGCTAGCTTGGCCGGGATGCTGGCCGCAGCATGAGCCGGGAACTACTCGAAAACCAGCAGCGCGAGCTGCTGGCCATCTTGGCCGCAACACTTTGGGTGCTTGAGCATCCCGAGGTGAACGCGATCAAGTTTGCTGGGAATCCGCGCGGCCTTGCCGAGCGAATTCGCGCAAGGATGGACGCGATTGGCATGTCGGCAGTGCGGCCTGACGTGGGCAGCAAGCTGGCTAACCCTTGAGCTAAGCGGCGCCGCAGGCGTCCGCTTGAGCGATGTGTTAGGCCTGTGGCGCGAAGCCTAGGCCTGACCAACACCACAAGCCGATGCCGCAGGCATGGGCGTTTTCAACGAGCGGCCCGAAGGGGCGCGGAGAGGATGAAGATGGCAGAGACGACGGGAATTGCATGGACTGACAGCACGTTCAATCCGTGGATCGGCTGCACCAAAGTCAGCCCTGGTTGCGACAACTGCTATGCCGCCGTGAGCACCCCTGCGCGCAGCATGCGCATCGTGTGGGGCCCCGGCCAGCAGCGCCACCGCACGAGCGGCCAGAACTGGAAGACGCCCGAATACTGGAACAAGACCCATGACGCGTTTGCGGCCACGCACGGCAGGCGCCGCCGCGTGTTCTGCGCCAGTCTGGCCGATGTGTTTGACAACGATGTGCCGCCCCAGTGGCGGGCCGATCTGTTCACGCTGATCGACAACACACCGAACCTTGACTGGCTGCTGCTGACGAAGCGGGTTGGCAACGTGCTGCCAATGCTGGCCGAGATTGGCCGCGACAAACTGCCCGTGAATGTTTGGCAAGGCATCAGCGCGGTGAACCAGGATGAGGCCCGGCGCGACCTGCCAAAGCTGGCACGCATCGATGCCACGGTGCGCTGGATGAGCTACGAGCCCGCACTGGGTGAGCTAGATCTGTTCGAGAGCGTAATGACCACAGACGGCCCGCGCCAATTGATCGAGGGCCTGGACTGGGTGATTGCTGGTGGCGAGAGCGGGCCCAAGGCGCGACCGATCCGGCGTGAATGGGTGGACCTGCTGCGCGAGCAGTGCGACCGCTGTGGCGTGGCCTTCTTCTTCAAGCAGTGGGGCGGCATCAACGCCACCGCTGGCGGCTGCGAATTGGATGGCGCCGAGGTCAAGGCCTGGCCAGCGACTGCATGAGGGCCTAACCCAAGTTAGACGGCATCACAAGCCAAACCCACCAACCACACCCCCGAAACCAATTCCGGGAACACCTGAGATGAAGGAGCAAACCAATGGCTGAAACAGATCGAGAACTGCTTGAGTTGGCGGCGCAATCTATCCGCGCAAGGGGGAATTCATGAGGCCCGACTACTGCCCGATTGGCGGTGAGCCATGCCAATCTTTATGCGATGTGCCGTGCGGAACGAAGCAAAAAGCAACGGAGCAAGAAGATCATGGTGCGCAGCACCCATACGTCAGAAAAATGATTGGGTGTAGCCATGGCGTTTTGTTCACGGACTATTGCAAAGAATGCGAGATTGTCGGGCTCATTGATGAGTACAAGCGAGCGGTGAGGACTGTGCAGCGCGTGCGCGACAGGATGCGCGTTTTGGGCCGACCAATGCCGGGTCATACATCATGAGCCGCCGCGCCCGCGAGAGAGCCAACGCCCGGCCTTGGGAAATGGGCGAAGACCCGGACGACCAGCAAACCGGCGATCGGTCTGATGGGTGTGGCGATGGGGATGAAGATGAATTTGGGGGTGATGATGGAAGTGATTGATGCGCCGACACTCATCAAGCTGACCGGCTATCGCCAGCCAGCAAAGCAGCTTGCGGACCGGCCCTGCCAACTGAAGCCCGCAAAGATGCCCGCGTGGAGCTGCGTGTGCACCCCGACACCAAGGCCACGTGGCAGGCCAAAGCCGATGCAGCGGGCGTCAGCTTGTCTGCATGGATTGAGCGCGCAGCTGATCAAGCCAAGAAATAGGCGCGCTCTGGGTCCGGGCTATTGGGGCTGATGATGAGCCACACAAACCGGACCAGCCACGTCAGTGATCCAGCGTTGCAGCCCCGTCACTTGGACTGAGAGCCGGTCAGCGACTCCCGCCACTTCCTCATATCGCCCGCTGCACTCGCTGAGTGCGTCGGCGAGGGGGGCGATTGCATCAGTTGGGCTGATGGTGCTGGGACTGTCGCCCGGGGCGCCTCCACCGCGGCGCAGGGCGGCGATGGTGTTGCGCAGCCTGCCAAGCTCATTGCGAGCAACAGCAGCGTCAGCATCAGCTTTTGCTTTGAGTTCGGCTTGGGCATGGTCATTCTCCATTTGCGCGATGACGGCGCTGGTTTGGGCCTCTATCACCTTGGCTTGGGCGTCGGCCAGCTTCTGAGCTGCGATGGCCTGCACGCGCGCACGCTCTGCTTTGACAGCGTCCGAGATGGCTTTGCGTGCAATGTGGCCATGCCAGCCCCAGGCGGCAGCGGCCAAGGCGACACCCAGAACGGCCCAGATGAGCCAGTCAGGCACGAGGCCCAAGCGTTTGAGGATGGATGACCACATCATGAGCCCTCGCAAATCTTCTTGACGGCGGTTCGGCGGTTGATCAGACCCTGAACTTGCTTGCCGCCGACGTAGACCCAGCGCATCAGTGCATCACATGAGCCGCGCACATCGCCTTGGTTTGCAAGCCTGGCCATGCTTGAGCTGCAAAACGCCTGGACGCCGATGTTGTAGGCGGTATCCACAAATGCGGTCTTCTGGCCATCCGTCAGCGCATCCCACTTCAGGCACTTCTGGATGCCTTCCGCGTGCTTTGTCAGATCGCGGTCAAGCTGCTCACGGCACTGGGCTGGCGTGTAAGTATTGCCCCACTGCGCGTTCTCGGTTGCGCCTGTGCAGTAGGTCAGCACGCCGCCGATGTCGCGGTAGGTTTTGAGCTTGGTGCCTTCCCACTGCGGCGTGATGGTCAACAGCGCGGCAGCGACACCAGCCCCGACGACTGCGGCCAGGCTCTTCTTATTCCGCGCTTCCATCTGTCGCCCCGAGGTTGTCTTGCTTGATCACGCGGACCAATGCAACGCTAGAAGACGCCAGCACAGCGAGAATCGCCATGGTGTGCGGCGGCAGGAAGTCGGAGAAATAAGGCAGCGCAACTTCAGCAGCGGAAAACACCGCGCTCAGCAGCGCAAGCCGAACAGACCATGCTTTGAGCAAGACGGTCTTGGCGTCATCAATCAGAACCATGATGATCTCCTCACTTGTTAGGCGGACCGCCGTGGGTCAGCATGTAAAAAAATGACCAGATCGCGGCGCAGGCCCCGGCTATACCGCCCAGCCACTTCGCAAATGTTCCCAGGCCCCCGAGCACCTTCAACCCGGTCCGCCCCATAGCCAAGATGTCGCGGATCTCTTTGGTCACCTCGGTGTTTGATGTCAGCTCCTCCTGCATGCGATCCATGCGTTTTGAGCCATCAACAAGCTGCGCCTCAATAGCGGCAATTCGGTCGCGGTCCTGCTTTTCCACGCTGAGCCTTTCTTCGGTGGTGGGCATAGAAAACCCGCCTCTCGGGCGGGTTGATTGCTGTGTTGTCTCGGGTTCAGGAAACGGCGAGGACCTCATCGAGGGTTGATGCCGCCTCAATTTGTGCACGCCTCACGCGCGCCCACTCATGCGCTGCGTCGATGTTGTCGCCCAGCGCCTGGACGACAGCGATCACTTCCGCAGCACTCAGGGTGAGCACGGTGTTGTCCGCCAGAGTCCAGTCAATCGACCAGTCCTCGCCGGCATCAAATGCGGCCTTGGCTTTCATCAGCGCCAGGTTGATCCGGCGCTGGCTGTCGCGATCACCATCGAAGGCATGACCTGACCAGGTGAATGCCCCAAACTCGCGGCCATCGCGGTCCAGCTTGATTGCAGCCCATCTGTCTGCTTTTGCGGCATCCAGATCAAGCTGCCACGAGGCTGCCGACGCATCCCATCGATGCCATTGCGACGGCGCATCGCCCTTGGGACGGATGACTCCCGCCGCATCCAGATAAATGCTTGCCAGACCATAGTCACCAAATACCCAGCGCTCACCA